CTTGATTGTGTGTTTGCTTGTGCTGTTATAAAACTATATTTATTTGCATTCGCTAAATTATAAAAATAATAATATGCTGTGTGTTTTTCATTCGCACTAGCACCACCACCATAACTTAAATACATTTGTGAAGATGAAGTACTTCTTGTTTCACCAGTACCACCCGCACTATCTTGTATTTCAAAAGCATATTGATAATTGCTAGTTTCAAAAGAACTACCACTATCATTAGAAAATCTTATATAGTTTTGTGTATCAGCACTAGGTTTAATATTATATTCAATAAAATGAACATCATAATTTTGTTCTTGAATAGAAGTAAAATCTACTTGTGATACACCACTAACAGTCTGACTTTGTATAAGTTCTAATGAGCCACCCCAATTACCGTCTTTAGTTAATTGAAGTATTTCACTAGGCGTGTATAAACCTGAATTTTTAACTACATTGTTAACTTGAGAGCCAATGAATGACATTAGATCCCTTTAAGTTTGACGTAAGAATGAAACTGCATACTCAGCGCTTGACGCTGCTGAGCAAAGCCCCTGCATTTTATCGCCGGTTTCTAAAACTATTTTAGTGTCAATTTGAATTGTTGTACCAAAAGGTAAACTGACGTTATTTAAAACGTGCCTAAGAGTCCCTCCTGATTTTACAACACTTAAATCAACAGTAACATCTGCGCTGCTTCCTGATACATTAGCAATTAAAATCCCAATGCTGGTCTCAGTAGTCGATGACGGAACCGCATCAATTACATCCCCAGTACTAGTTGCTAAAACGCCAGTCGCACTGTGCAATGTGTCAGCCATAAATTATCCTTTCTTAAGTTAAAGCGATTACTAAACCTAGGGAAACCCCTGCTGGTGCAAGGCCCGCTATATCCCCGGCGGTTGTCTTTTTTAAATTATTTGAATCACTAGCGTCACCAATTAAAACGATGTCACCAGATGCAACAGTTGCAGAGGTTGCCGAGTTTGGTGCAATTGTTAAGGTTGAGCTGAAAGCACCAGACGATGCCGTGGCCCCTCCGCCAAGTCCTGAAGTTCCGGCGGTTGTAATTGTTACGCCTGTTATGTCGCCATCCCCAATATAGGATGCCCAGGCTGCGCCGGTATAGTAGAAAAGTGTATTTGAATCGGCCAAGTAGGCAAACTGACCTTCAATAGGACTTGTAATTTGAGCGTCACGGGCCGTTGAATTAGCAAAGATGCCTATGCTTTGCTCCATTAAATAATCGTTTACATCAGCAGCAGTTAAAACCTCAGATACTGAAAATACTTTGAATCCATTAGCCATAAGACAACGATACTAGAAATACAAGCGATCAATAGATTATGGCCTAGAAACAAAAAAACCACCCGGAGGTGGTTTTTTGTAAAACTTAGACTCCTATTTGGCCCTACGTTTTAAACGCTTATTTTCAAATGACTTGGTGTCCAGGCCTTTTATTTTTATTCGGGGTTTCGCCGTTTCCTTTAGCTTCTCTGTTATACCAACATTCGCGTTATGTAATAACACCATAATAAATTAAAGATTGCAACTCAAAAATAAAAAAAAGGACTAACCGGGCTGGGTCTGTAAAAACAGGGCATCAGCCCGGTCCAATGTTCAGGTTAACTAACAGAGGAGTAGTCCTATCGGTTGCCCGACAATATGAATAAGTAATTTTATTTTAGCAGTTTATTTTAAACGATGCCTACAGTAATAAACACTTTAAACGATGGGCTTGTCCCGGACAAAGCGTAATTAATCCTGAAGTGACTGTCAGTGATTGCACCAGCAACGCTTGAATATTGCGCACCGATTGCTGTAAAGTTTGTCAAAGTTATTCTATCAGTTGCAGAAGTAAAGGAACTATTATCATCAGATTGAACTTTTAAAGTTAATGTTGGTGACGAAGTTCCTGAAACCGATACCACATGAGCTGCAACATAAAGCTTTTGAGCAGCAGACACAGCGCCAAGCGCACGACCAGTCGAATTACCACTGGCGGTTAGATTTGCTGAATCATCCACCATTATGGTGCCACGAACAGCACGGTCGGAACTATTAGAATTATTAATTGAAAAAGGCATTACATCCCCAACAGCACCACCGATGTTATAACTAAATTGCCTGGACTTTAAAAAGTAAGCAATGTCCCCAGCAGATGAAGTAGCAGATACGCTTCCAATTATTTCATTACCAGCAGATACACCAAGCAAAGCGTCGGGTTTACCAGCGCCTGCCTCAAAAAAACCATTTGCAGATAAAGTCGCATCTTGTAATCCACCAATCCTGGACCTAAAGCCCCCGGAATTTATAGGCGTTACATCGACCTCTTCAGCCGACAAATCAAGAGTCATTGATTGGGTATGGCTTGATAAATCAAATCCACCCATGAAAAGACGACCATCCGTTAAAACAAAGTTAGCCATTTATCTACGGCCTCCGCCTTTACGACCGCCGCCGCCTTTTTTAATTTTTGTTTTTTTATAAGGCATTTACTTTTTATCCTTTTTTTTAGGGGATCCCTCAACTTTTTTAATGTGACCACCCATCTCTAAAGATTGAGCAAGCATACCGTCCTGGATGTCAATTACATCCCCTGGCTCTGTACCGTTAATCTTTTTATTTCCAATTATTTTATATTTCATTAACTTGTCCCTTTGGTGTAAACAGTTATGCTCAACCTTGCACCAATTGACTCAACGCCATTCACTGCATAGGTTGCCCCATAATCACTCATACTAGCAACAACAGCAGACGTGTCAGATTGGCCTAGACTAGAATTATTAAAAATTGCCTGGCGAATTGAATTAGACCCGGAACCATTAACAAAAGCATCAAGTTCGTTTTGACCTGAACGTGAATCAGCACGAGAAACTACAACAATTAAATCAAACTCATAACGGTCGGTGCCACGGCCCATGGCCTCTGTAAAATTAATAGATGTTGGAATTAGAACAGCAGCAGGAACATTAATCATATCCTCAACGGTGTCATAAACTCTTAATTTACCAAGACCCGATAATGTTGATTTAACAGCAGTTCGTACTGTCGATAATGTAGCCATTAGGCTACACCAAATGAATCCCCGCGTCGATATGGGTCCAACATTCTCGTAATTTGTCTATTTTGACGAACAGCAAGAACACCAAACTCACCAACACCAGCGATCCCTAGGGGAGTGTTTCTCATAGCAAAATTTTCGCTGCTTAACATTAACGCAGCCTGCCTGACCGGTTCAGGTACAGCAGCAAATCCCCACTTAGCAGTTACTTGAATGGCTGCTCTGTTTGATGCGCGTGTCGTTGGAAATTCATGCGAACCATCAGTTAATAATTCAATCGAAGTAAAACCAAGTCCTGCAATTCCAAAAGCCTCGCCATTTAGAGGCAGCAAAAGTAAATCACTAGATGCAACGGTGGTCTCAAAAGAACCGTCCTCATTATCATCATATTTTAAAACCAAACCTGTTGAAGTAGAAATGTCATCAACCACAACACGGTAAGGATTGCTAGTTCTGTAAACTTTAGCGCTTGTAGAACCATCAGCGTAAAACTGACGACCACAAAAAGCATCAATTTGACGACATGCTGAATTTACAGCATCCTCAAGTTCATCATCGTCATTTGTATCGCTTATATTTACAAAAGCCTTGATTTGAGCCAGGGTACAATACCCATTAGTAATAGACATTTATTACTTGTTAGGTTTTGACTTAGCGGCTGGTTTCTTTTTTGATGTTGTTTCTTTTTTAGGTTTCGCTGATGCTGACTCCGGGGCTCCGGCGTCATCTAATATTTTTTTAACAGCAGCTGCTCGCTTAGTTTTTTTATAAAGTTTATAACCCTTAAGCTCCTCTTGCAGAGCTTCAATCATCGCCTTAGAAAGTTTATTTTTAGCCATTTTTTTTATTCCTCCTTATTAAAGCTGGGCAGATCGCTCCGCCCAACTTTAAAATCCATTAAAAGGACGGTGCTACCAATCCGGTACCATTTACCATAGTTGTACCAGCCGGATATCTACCTGATGCAAAAGCAACATATCCATAAACAACTAATTTAGTTGTTAAAGAACCTGACCCGACATCGTCGAATCTGAGTCTGAATGGACTGCCAGCCTCTTCAAATAAGATATGGTCATCAGCTTTGACAATAAGAACTATGTCCTCATTGTTGCCTGAACCTGCATCTGTTTGAATGTTGGCGTCGCTTATTACAGGAAGTCCTGCTATTTGTCCAACTACTTGACCGTACTTCGCGGCCTCTCCAACGCCGTAAGCGTTATCCGGATTATTACCAGCAGGCAAGACCAATGGTCTTGAGTTGCCGTCAACACCAGCAGATAGGAAACCCCATCTACGTGGATGCATAATAATCGCACTAGCAGCAGCAAATCTGTTGCTGTTAATTTTTTGGATACCATCTATTAGTTTTGGATAGAACTCGCCAACGGTTGGGGATGCATCTGTGTAAGCAACTGTATTTATACCAGTAACTGACTTGATGCCGAGCGGTTGCCCGGAACTTCCCGTACCGTTGATAAGTAAATTATCAAGTTTTGTATAGTAATCGGCGATTAGATCAGAGAACACGATGCCCTCGAGGTCTGTTCCTCTTTCAATTGCTTGTCGAGAAATATCCTGTTGGCCAGCAATGGTGTCAACATTTACAGTAAGTAAAGTGTCATCCATGTTGGTCTCGGATACCGCTGAGTTTTGAGTTGCCTGTTGAGCAGTTGTGGAACCAGTAGTAATCCTTGAAAGTTCAACCTTCATACCTTTATCAGGTAAGGCTGCTTTATTCAAAGCATTATAAACAGGTGCTCCAGCTCTTGCTTTTTCAGCTACCAAATCAGTGAGATACTGCGGAACGACCAAACCAGTGAATGCACCGGTTCCAACGTCGCGAGTTTCCTCTGTTCCTTTTTGATGTCTAAAAATTCTATCGGATGCTTCAGCATCTCCTAATTTAGAATTAAAAGCATCTGCAAGGAATGAGTTACCGGAACGCTCATGATATACACCAGGCTCAGATACAACTTCAACAGTTGGCTCTAAAGTTTCCTCAGTGATAGCAAGTGCTGCTCTTGACTCTTTGATTTCCTCTTCAGCTTTTCTCAATTCCTCGGCTTCTTTTAT